CCCTGTCCTGTTTTCCTGTTCAGCAGCTTTGCGGGACTTTGAACAGAACCGCCCCCCATCCGCGTTTCACATCAGAAGTACGCGCCATGAACTTCGCTCGGCATCGCTTGTTCGCGCAAGTGCGTTCGATCATTGAGGGCATCTCTCACCTCTCACAGCCGGAGCCGCCGGTGCGGGTCGGGGCGGTTGACGGAGTGGGCGCGGTTGAGGGTGTCATCTGGTGACCTCAATCTGGCGGATTACGTCCCTTGCCTGCGGGTAGGAATACTCGACAGAAATGGACGATGATAGAACATCTTTCAGCGCCTCCAGTAGCGCATCTTCCCTAGCGCGCGCCTTGGCGTACGGCGTTACGGCCTCATCGGGGTCGGCGTCGTCTGCCTGGTAGTAGCCACGCCCGGTTGAGTCGATCATCAGCTTGTCGAGAGGATCAATTGCCATTGCTGGCCTCCGTGCGTACCGTCACGTGCAGTTCTGGACCATTTCCGCAACCGTAGGAGAGTTGGTCTAGTCCATCGTTAAGTTGTGCCAACTGCGCGGCTATCTCTCCCAGTAAAAGGACAACGCATTCTTCAGATGTCCCCTTACTCTTCAGTGCGAATTCGCGAATCTCAAAAGCTTTCACAGCGTTCCTTTCTTTCCCCGGCACAGGCCGGATGCGTAGATAACGATAACAACGGCCACGGCCAGCATGGTGGGCGCGGAGAGAATAGCGAGTTCTACGCTTGCGTGCATCGTCAGGCTCCATATCGCTGAATCCAGGTCTGGCAGCATTCAACACTTCCAGGTTGGAGTGGATCTTTATCGGAGGCATCAACGGCATGGATAGTTGAGACGATAGCCGAGAAAGCACCCGGAATCTGCTGAAGTTTAGAAACGGCCTTGTTGAGCGTCCGTTCCACGGTAGCGACCGAGACGCCTTCGGCGGCAGCGATCTCTTTGAGCGTCAGACCATACTTCCCCGGCGTGGGTCCAGTTTTCATCTCTCACCTCTCACAGCCGGAGCCGCCGGTGCGGGTTCTGCGCTCAGCTCTGCGGCGTTCCTGCCCGAGCCAGCGCGTATTGGTGATGATTGATCGGATACTGATAATAGCCCCCGGCAGCATCCCGATAACGATGCCTGCCATCATGCACAAGGATTCGCGTTCGGTCACGTGTTCCTTTCCTGTGCCCGGATATACCGCCGGGCTCGGTTGCGACTGCGTTTGAGTAGTAGCTTCAGGACCCATGCCATCCAAGCTTATTCGAGTCCTGAAGTCCATAGGCTACCCTCCTTCCTGTACTGCTCAACCAACAACCGTGTAGTTGATAAACGCAGGATAGCACCTCTGATGCGCATGTCAAAAGAAAAGTTTAATAAGCGCGAAAGATTTGTATTGATAAACCGTCCGAGTGGTGGTTTAATAATCCCAGTTCACAGAAAGAGGATCGGAATGATGGAAGCAGAACGAATCACCAATGAAGTGATGGACAGGAACCAAATGCCCACCCGCCGGCAGGTGGAGCTTGACCGCCAGTGGGCAGAAACAGGATACGAGGAGATGGGCATTAGCTTCGACCATACCGGCCAGTACCACTATCCACATGCCAACATCCTCGGCGAAGGGCTGAACGTCAGCGAGTTGCGGAACGACGACGGCATTGCTTTCTTCACTGGCATCCGTAACGCGCTGGTTTTTGAAGTCCTGGCAGGACTCGTAATCTGGGGACTGTGGGAGTTGCATCACCCCATCATGTTCCTGGCGCACTGGCTGGTGAGCCATGCACGTTAACCTCCGCAATGCCTACCTATGCGCAGACTGTGACGCTATCGGAGACTCTCCAGAGATGTGCCCGGCCTGTGCAAGCCGGTTGGGCATCCTGCCTCTGATTACCGTCCTCAACAGGACCCAGAAGGAGAAAACATTGTACGCAACCAACAGACAAGCAGAGGCCGAAGCAATCGTGAGGATTCTTCACCAGACGAAAGAGCGCATGGACTACGAGGCTGGTCTTTGCCTCCTATGCCTGAATCGGGAAGACAACGGCCACGAGGAGAACTGCCCTTTCCAAATGGCAGACGAGTTCATCGCCAAGTACGGGACTCACCCGCCGAAGGAGCCGAAAGTCAAATGACGCTCCCTGATTTCATTGACGAAGTCTACGAAAAGACGCACTGGCCGCAGATTGAGATTCTGCGATTGATCGAGTCCAACTGGCCGGGACACGACCGATTCACTATGACGCAGGCCAACCTGATGGTCAGTTTGATTGACCGCAAGAAGAAGGAGATGCAACTTTGAGCACCATCTACAGCGAACTGCTGGCAGCCGCCGGCACTGAGTTTCTTCCGCAAGCCGAGGGCGAGCCTGACGGCCACTACCTGCGGCGCCTTGTGCTAGCCGTGTCGAAGTGCTCGGATGAGGCTTGGGAAGCACTGAGCACCGCCGCGCACGACTGGTACAACGCCCAGGCTATCCGCGTCAAGGCGCAACAGGACCCGGAAGAGTGCCCCGGATTCGACGGAGCATTCGCTCAGTGGGAGCATGAGCACAAGGACGATCAAGTTGCTTTTGTGGACGCCAGCGTAGAGCAGCTTGCGAGTGCCGGATTCGACAAGGGCATTCTGGAAGAACTGGAGGCCCAGCGTAAGCGCGTTGCTCATCTTGCGGGGCTCGACAAAGCGCCCGCTGATCCCATCGTCGATGCCGTCATTGATTCCGGCTGGCCTACTGGTCCAGAACTCCCCAAGGCGTCATCCAATGACGTGGCACATCAGGACTCGCAAGCGGCTGTCGTGCAAGAGTTCGATACGGTTATCAAAGACGCATTCAAGCCCTACGACTCTGAATCCAAGCGCACCGCAACCGATGCCGTCCGTGCCTGCGTCATGCAGCATCAGGACTGGAATCAATCTCAGATCGCCGCGGAACTCGAAGCCCACGGCCAGCCGGTGAGCCTTGGCACCATCGCCACGGCGCGCAGCATGACCTTGGCGACCATCGCTGTTGCCAAGGGACTTGGAAAGTGGGTGGAGTGATGCTTGACCCATCTCACTTCTATGAAAAGGACGATGCGAGTCCTGAAGGCGATACGACCGTCATCACCGTGACTCTGCATCCTTCAGAGATCATGGAGGCTACGAACTTTGAACAGTTAATGATGCTCAATCTCCATGATGCGGGAGCCCCTGTTACCGGCTTAGAGGGTAACCTTTCTCTCAAGACTGGCTATCTCACGCTCTGTAACAACTTCGATAACGTCCTCACGTTTAAATGTCGGTCCAAGTGAACATCAATTTCACGAAGATAGGCGGGTGGATGTTAGGGATCATGGTCGGAACGATTGTCTGGATACCCGCATGGGGATACTCATTTGTTGCCGACTGGAAAGGCCACTGGATAGTAGGCGCAGTTTTCTTTTTTGTGGCCATTGCTTTCGACCTGCTCCTTATAGGAGGGGCGCGTGGGGATGACCTATAACATCCCACGTCTACCGGGCCGTATGCGCTTTGCGCGCGGTCCTCGTCACGTCTTGCGTTTCCTGAAGTGGATGGGACGCATGAGCCGCGCACTCAACAAACAGAAAGCGAGGTCGAAGTGAACTTTATAACTAGCCATTGGGTAGCGATACTGATCGTTGCAGCCGTCATCATCTTGAGAGACCGCATCATCCTTGCGATCGTAGTCCTGATATGCCCTACGTCGATTCTCAAGAGCGCATTTGATAAGGCTGTCAATAGGCCGGGAGGAATAAAGCGAGCACACCGCTGAAGAAACTCACCATCAAGATGTTTGCACCCGGCAACAGGACCCACAAGACCATCATACTGGCAGCCGGCAAAGGCAAGGTGTTCAAGCCTGGCGGCGAGTTCGATGTACTCTCCCGCGCGGCCGAATCGCTCGAAACGCAGTTCCCGAACGATGAGTTCCGCATGGTCCAAGTTGGCCCGGCGGCGTTCAACTTTGTGTGGCAGCGCAAGAAGACGCTCGAAGAGGTGGCCGATAGGGTAATGATCGGCGGGATGCACCTGGGAGAAGTGGCAACCGTGGAGGTGGGCAGTGGAATATGAAGCAGTGGTTTTGATTGCAGACGGCACGGTGGATCAGGACAACGACTCCATCTCAATCGAGAATGTGTCGTTTACGAATCCTGTCCGCGTCGTCAAGGACTTCGACATCTCGAAGCCGATCGGCATCGCGGCTCTCTCGGTCGAAGGGAACACGGTGAGAGCAAAGATCACCATTCCTGACAGCACAGACCCAACAGGTGAGGCGCTTTGGTATATCCCAGCCATCGGCGGCGGATGCGATCCGGTCAAGCCTGACGGCGACAAGATCAGGACTATCACGAATCTGAAAATACACGAGATTTCACTCTCGATGAAACCCAACAGCGATCCGCGCATCAAGCCGCTGGGTACTCGCGTAGAATCTCGTTAGACCGGTGGTACCGGCGACCTCCTTGGAACACATAGTCCTCCTGCCCGGCATCCTGCGAAGATGTCGGGCTCTTTTTGCGCTATACTCCTGTCAGTCGGTCCATCGACTACTTACCTACGCAGGAGAAAATCATGAGTCCTATCACCTTTCGCAACTCGAAGATCGTCTACTACGGCCCTCACACATGCCCCAACTGCGGTGTCCTGATTGTCAAGATGGGAACCGAGTTCGGCGGCACGGCGTTCACCAATCCCGAAGGCCCCATCTACCCCAACACTGAATGGCACCCGCATGTGTGCGACCCGGCGCTTGTCAGGACCCGAAAAGGATTATCGGCACAGTCTAGGGTCCTGATTGACTTCCCCCAAGCATCAGCGCTCAAAATAGGGCATATGGGCTACGTGATTCTCGGGGAGTCTCTAAGCCAGAATCCTGTCAGCGGAAGCGTTTTATGTGTGAGCATGAACCAGAGCTTTTACGGCACTCCCGAATCGGCGTGGACGGGAGTCGTGGAGCGCATCGAAAAAGGCTATCCGTCCTGGCATATCGACCTAAGCAAGTATGATTCCAATTCAGCTTTCGGCGATGACCTTGACCGCCTGCCAGAATGCCCTGAACCGTAGCCCCTCGGTGCTGTGGTAATATCTCAATCGACGGTACAAAAGCACTTTGGCCGGAGTCGTCATGGCTTATTAAAGCTCTGATTGCTCCGACCTTTTTGCGTTTACAGGAGCCAGATGGACGATTTCAGCGTATTTCTCCCGATTGAAAAGGTGGACGCGCAGAGCGGGATGGTCTGGGGCTATGCCTCGACGCCATCGAAGGACCTGCAAGGGGAGATTGTTCCGCTGGACGCCATCAAGGCCGCCCTCCCCGACTACATGAAGTGGGCGAACATCAGGACCATGCACACCAACAATGCCGTTGGCGTGACCAAAGAGGCCCACATTGACGCCAAAGGGCTGTACATCGGTGCCAAGATCGTTGACCCCGCTGCATGGAAGTTGTGCAAGGAAGGCGTTTATAAAGGTTTCTCGATTGGCGGTTCCAAACTGGAGAAGGTTGGCGATGTGGTCAAGGCGCTTTCCTTGCGAGAGATCAGCCTTGTGGACCGGCCGGCGAACTCCGATTGCCGCATCGACGTTTGCAAGATTGCCGGTGGACTCGCCTTTGGAGGGTCGATGGAGAATCAAACCAGTAACGAGACTTTGATGGAAAAAGCTCTTGACACGTTCCGGACGATTCTCGGAATGGGCAAGATTGCGCTTCCGGACCTTGCCAAAGCCGCACAGGACCCGAATCCGAGTCCTGTCGAGTCCGAAGAACTGACCGCCGATGAGATGGCCACCCTGACCGCCAAGTTTGCGGACGGCGTTGACCTTGAGAAGCGGGAGTTCAGCGAAAAGGAACGCAAGCACCTCGGCAGCACGGGGGTTGCGCTCCCGGACGGTTCTTTCCCCATCCAGACCGTGAAGGATCTTGAGAATGCAATCCAAGCACATGGCCGCGCATCGGACCCCGAGAAAGCCAAGTCTCACATCGTCGCACGCGCGAAAGCGCTGAACGTAACCCACCTTCTGCCGACCGACTGGCCGGGCAGCACCAAGAAAAAGGAGAGCACCATCATGGATACTGACCTCCAGAAGCGCTTCACGGCAGGAAAAAAGGCGGCCATCAAGAAGGCCGATGACCACATCAAGAAGGCATCGGCCTCCCACGGCAAAGCGGTCGATGAGCTTGAAGCCCTTCACAAGTGCATGGGTAAAGCGGCCGACGGCGGCGATGAGTTCAAGAAGCACCTCACGGCGCTTTCAGGACACATGAACGACATTGCCGACCACCACGAACTGGCCCACGCCGCACTCGGCAAGGCCATGACAGGCTGGGATGGCGAGAAGGCGGAAACCGACTTGGGCGAGAAGCCTGATTCGGAGAACGTCGAAGAGCTTTCCACTCGGCGCATGACTGAAGGCGAAGTTGAGGGCAACACCTTCCGCGGCGCTGGCGACTCGCCTTATTCCGCGGCTGCGATTGCGACGATGGTCAAGGCTGCTGTGGCCGAAGCTACCGCCCCGCTGATTGCCGACAACGCTTTCCTGAAGGGTCAGATGTCTGTGATTGAGAATCAGCCCTCTGCTGGCCGCCGCCCGAAGCTGTTTGTTGCCAGTTCGACCGGCGATGTGTTCCCGGCCAGCGATGGCAAGCCCGACTTCAACCGGCTTATCAACAAGTCGCTATCCGAAGCCGATCCGAGTGACCTGCGCAGTTCCGAGCAAGCCACGGCGCGCGCCTTCGGCTTGATGTGCACCCCCGGCAGCGGTTTTGCGAAGTCGATCAACGATCCCAACTTCAAGATTGACCTGGGCGGAAACTAACACAGCCAGCACAGTTCGCAGCGGTCCCAGTTCGTAGTTAACAACTCGGCAATAGGAGAATCTGAGATGAATGAATTCGAGAAATTCCTGCAAAGCGACACTTTCAAGCAGGCCATTGACGAGCGTGTCGGCACTCTCGCAAAGGCCGACACTGTTGACCAGAACACGGGACTTGTGTGGTACGACCTGAGCCGCATCGTTCAGGAAATGCACCCGTTCAAGCAGTTGATCCCGCTGATCTCCAGCCTGCCCCGCGTCCCCGCCGATGGCGGCACGGCGCACCGTTGGAAGAGGGTCACCGGAATCAACGTCAACAACGTCTCCATCGGCGTCCCAGAGGGCGAGCGCGCGGCCGCTTCCGCCATCACCGTTCAGGACCAGTTGGCGAGCTATAAGACGATGGGCCTCGAAGGCTCCGTGTCCTGGGAAGCCCGTCTGGCCGCTCTCAACCTCAAGCCCGATGCTCAGGGCGTGACGATTCAGGCCACGCTCCAAGGCGTCATGATTGGCGAGGAGCAGACACTCATCGGCGGCAACGCCTCCACCCCGCTGGGTATCACTCCCACGCCCACCCTGACCGCAGCCGGCACCACTTCGGCGCTGTCGAACGTCCCATACTACCTCGTATGCGTTGCCCTCAGTCATGCGGGCTGGCGTACCGGCAGCATGGCCAACGGCATCCCGGGACAGGTCACACTGACCAGCACCACGGGCACCATCACCAACGTGGGCGGCGGATCGGCCCAGCCTTCCGCGCAGGCCACCATCACCCCGACGGCCGGCCAGATCATCACCGCCACCGTTACCCCTGTGGTCAACGCCGTAGCCTACGCGTGGTACTTCGGGACCACGACCGGCGCGGCCCGGCTCCAGGGCATTACCACCACGAACCAGGCGAAGTTCAGTTCGGTCCCGTCCACTGTCAATCAACTGATCACCGCTCTCCAGGTCAACGGCGCGTATCAGGACAACTCGACCAACACCCTGCTGCCCGATGGCATTCTCAGCCAGATCAACGGTTCCGTGTCCGGTTCCGCTCCTGGCACCGCCATGGCAACCAACCCGAACCTGCCCGTTGTGGCCAGCGGTACTCTCGGATATGCGGGCTCCGGCGCGCTGATCTTCCAAGGCGCCAGCGGCAATGCGGGCCTGACGATTGCCGGTACCAGCATTGTCGAGTTCGACGCCGTATTCCAGGCTGCCTACGACCAGTACAAGATTGGCTTTGACCGGATTCTGGTTAGCTCCACCGACCTGAACTCGAACATCGCTCAGTTCTTGAACACGGCCAGCACCAACAACAGCCTCCGCATGGTGTTTGAGGCGGACTCGGGTAGCGGCTCTCAGATCGTTGCCGGGCGCGCGGTCAACGCCTACAAGAACAAGATCTACGGCAACACGCTGCCGATTGAAACGCATCCCAACCTGCCTCCAGGCACGATTCTTTTCTGGTCCGACCGCTCTCCTTACCCGCTGAGCGGCGTGGCCAACATCCTCGAAGCGCGTGTCCGTCAGGACTATGTCCAAGTGTCCTGGCCTCTGCGCACCCGGCGCAACGAGTACGGCGTGTATGTCGATGAGACGTTCGCCCTGTACTTCGCCCCAGCCTTCGCCATCCTGACCAACATCAACCAGCCGACGGGAACCCAGACCTTCTAACCTACGGATGGATTTACAATGAGGCAGGCGGCGGCAACCAAACGCCTCCTGCCTTATTTTTTGGAGGGAATGAAATGGTCAGATTGCAGTGTCCTGAAGGCAATTCGCAGGTTTCTGTCGATGGCAGGAACTACCAAGCAGACGATACCGGGTTCGTGACCGTGCAAGAGGAGAGTGTCCCGAAGTTGCAGGCTATCGGCTTCACGATTTCGCCGGTCAGCATGACGGTGAGCCAAGCGGACTTTGACGCCATCGCTGCTAACGCAAAGGATCTTAACTTGCCAGTTCCGGGTGAAGTCAAGGTTGCTGGCAAGCAGAGTGCGCGCGTCACATTGGAGTAACGCAAATGCCTCATGCGGTTGATTTGACGACATTGACGGACCTGAAGAACTACATAAGCCCCGCATTGGGCCAAACAACCGCATCAGACCCAGCACTGTCAAAGATCATCACTGCGGTATCGGACGGCATCAATCGCTACGTGTCGCGCACCCTGGCCGTGGGCACCTTTGCCGAGGTTAGGAACGGGAATGGACGGCGCTCAATGCGCGCGCTGATCTATCCGGTCCTGAACGTCTCGTCTGTCGTACTGGCAGGATTCTACGGGGAAACAGGACACGTAATCCTCCCGTCTACGAATGGTTCAGCATCTCACCTTTCGTGGGACAACTGGTTCATCAACCTACGCGATGAGTGCTTCTGGGAAGGTAGTCAGAACATCACATTGAACTACTCTGGCGGGTTTATGACGCCGGGGCAGCTTGGAGTCCTGACCTTGCCGGGATGGACAGCGGCGGCGGTCACTCTGGCCAACGCGCAGATTCAGGTAGGCGGCTTCTACTACGAGGCGGTCAACGGCGGCACGACGGGCGCAACGGCGCCGGGAACATGGCTCCAGACGCGCAACTCGCTCACGAATGACAACGGCATCTTCTGGCGGTGCGAGGGAGCGATTCCGGTCCTGCCAAGCAACGCGAACATGGTGCCTGACGATTTCCAGATGGCATGTATGCAGCAATCGGCGCTGCTCTTCAAGAACAGGACTCGAGTAGGCGATACCGGAAGCGGCGTGGGTCCTGACCGCATCAACTACTTCTTAAAGGACGCGCATCCTTCCACTATCTCGATGCTCGATAAGCACCGCGAAGTTTTCCCAACTGACGGCATGGGAACCGTCTAGCCACCAAAAGGAGAAACAAAACAATGTCGAATCTCAACATCATCAGCACGTCGCCCAACACTGCGGCCGCCCAGCAGACAGACCTCGTCAACGCTCTTGTGACGGCGGTCCAGGCTGTGCCCGTAACTCCTCCGGTGGTGACTGCCGTACCACTGGCTCCTGCTTCGACCACCTACACATACGCCGTGGTTGCCAAACTCGGCACTCAAACGGTTCCCGCAACTGTCACGATTACGACTGGCGCGGCCACGCTCTCGGCTGCAGCCTCCAACACAATCTCGTGGAACACGATCCCCGGTGCCGTCTATGACGTGTACCGTGTGACGGGCGGCGCAAACCAAGGCAAGATTGCGGCCAACATCTCCGGCGTCACCCTGAATGCATACGGTGGAGTACAGGCCACTCCGATCAGTTTGAGTTTGGTTGACGCTGGACTCTCAGGCGATTCAACTGCGGCCCCGACGTTCAACACTACCGGAACGCTGGCACATGGAGCAATGACGCCTGATCAGGTCGTTAACTCGGCGACTGCGGTCATCAGCATCATCACCGGAACTGTTCTCGTAACCTACGCTGGCGTAGCGGCCATGACCCTCGGAGCCCCGGTAGCGGGCCCGGCTTCAGCGGGCGGTCAGGATGGAGCCGAATTGCTCTTCATCACTACCACAACCAACCAGCACACAGTCACAACTCCAGCCAATGTCATCAATGGCAACAAGCACATTCTGACCTTTGCTGCCACGGCCAACAGCGAGCTCTCTTTGGAGGCTCACGGCGGCATCTGGTACTACGCCAATGCTGTGAACGCAGCAGTCGCCAGCTAAGCATGGACATCACCCTAGAAGGCGGCAAGCGGCTCTCTGCACGGTTGGATCATATGGGTCCTGCCATCAGAACGGCCGCGCGCCGCCAACTGGTGAACATCGGCGCAGAACTCGCAAGGTACGGGCAGCAGCACTTCGAGGAATCAGGACTCAAGAGACGATCTGGAAACCTCGCTGCATCTATGGCGGCAATGCCAGTTGAGGAAGATGAGCACGGCCTGACCGGGGGCATGATGGCCGGAAAGGGCTTGAAGTACGGTCCCGCGCAAGAGTTCGGCGCGGAGATTGATGCAACCAACGGCCACATGCTGGCTATCCCGATGGAAGACGCACTCACGCCAGCAGGGGTGGCAAGGTTCGCACCACGGGATGCGGCAGGCGCTGGTTATGATCGGATCTTCTTTTCGAACGTGGGCAACAACGTCTACATGTTCGGCGTCATGGATGGCATCGTCCACTTGCTTTTCGTTCTCGTGCATCACGTCTCAATCCCGGCGCGGCCGTTTGCGGGTCCTGCGCTCGACGCCAACCGGGCATGGATTGAAGCGCGATTGAAACAGGCAGTCGATGAAGGAATCAAGGAGTCGGGAGAGTAATGGGACATCCGATTGGACGCGAGGCTGTATATTCGGCATTCTTCGCGCAGTTGAAGGCGGCGCTCGT